TACATAAATTACTACAATAACAAGCGAATAAAGACCGCTTTAAACAACATGAGCCCGGTACAATACCGAACTCATGCTATCTGAATTATTAATCAGTCCAAACTTTGGGGTGCACATCATAACGTCTTCCTCTTTTTCTATGTTCTGGAGTTAGCTGTCCAATTCCGGCTCGAAGTATTCTCGAACGAAATGTTTTCGGTCTCGGTCACATAGCTTTTCAACAGCCTTTCGATAGCAAGATAATGCCATTTTATCGGAAGGTACAGATGTCGGCGAACCGGCCCCCATGTCGTCAGCAATACTTTTCGCATGATCACTGTATATCATGTTCGCCACAACCCACAGGGCATTTGCATTGTAATACGGTTCTTTCTCCGTTACGCCTCCAAGTCGTTCAATCGTTTGCAGAAATGTATCTTTACTCCATTTACCACCAATGCTTTCGTCCTGATTGATCAATGAAGCATTGATGGTTTTGGCCTCGGAATCTGTAAGATAATTATTCCAACAAACGGCTTGCAATTTATCCAGCCATATCTGGGCTGTTGCCGGAGCGGTATCCGCAATTCGATCAAATGCCCACTTATCCGCGTCGAAAAATATTTGCCGATTGTGTTTGTCGTCCGCATCGGTCATTTTCCGGTGCAGCCGTCCATAGCGTTCTTTTAATTCGATTGAAGTCATGTTTCAACAGTTTTTACACGCCGGAACGCGGGGAAGCGGTTTGTAGCTTCCAATCAGAACCGGAGCATTAGTTATTGTTATCGGCGTTTCCGTCGTTTTCGGGGTTCCGTTTTCGATTTGTTTGTTGTTCTTTGCCATAGTTTTGAATAGATATTGTTCAATTCCATATATACAAATCCCATCCAATTAGCCGCATAGGCAGCCAATAAAGATAGCCCTATCGCAAGGAGAATGTTACACCCGTAGCAAAGCAACACTCCCAATACGGTCCAAAACGATAGGCATTTCGGGCATTCCATGATCTGGTTGCCGATTTGTGCTACCTTTTCAGCCAGTCCGAGGTGTTGTGCTATGGTTGCACACACCATTGCGAATAGGGCTATCCACAGCATACCGCTACGCTGTTGGTGCTGCGGCCGTAGCCACCGTTACGGTGATCGGCGTCTCCGATACAAATGTCCGGCTACACGGCTGGCAGGCTGATGCCGCCACGGCGTTCATCGCGGCTCCCTGCTCGATGGTTACGGTGGGTGTCGATGCCGACTGAATAGGAATCGTGAAATCCTGCGAGAGAGGTTGCTGCTTGGTGCATCCGCAGCCGCCGTTACACGGAACATAGGAGATGATGCCCTCGACATGGATGGTGGCCACATATCGTCCTGTCCCAACCTGGGACAACGATTTGAGCGAGAACTGCGGATTGAACACCGGAATGTTGTCTGCGCACGTCGGAAAGCAAAGCCGCTGGGTGATGTTGACCTGGTAGAAGTACGGCGAGGTCACCGATCCGGCAGCCAGCACAGGCGTAATAACTGCCGCTTGAATTTTGTTACAACTCATGGATATGAATTTATTAGGTATTGTTCCCTACTGTCTTATTCTTGTCATCCGCGCCGGGAACGTTAGGCTCGGATGTTGGATAGAGGGCATCATATATCGCATTGATTTTTGCCTCCATGTTGTCCATACGGGCATGAATTGCGACTATGTTGTCATTGGTTACCTGCACGCCGAACAGTGTCTGCTCGAAGATGTTCCGCGGTTGACGCGTCTCCTGGGGATTCGTAGTCTCACTCATCGTTTCAGAAAGTTTTGCACGAAAAAATTGTTCTTGTATTTTACGAGCAGGTCTTTGAGTTTGGATGCCGTGACGAGTCCTCCATGCTGGTAGTTCTCGTTCACGAAATCATAGGCTGCCTGCTGCACTTCACGGGCTTCCTGCTCGGATTCAGCATATATGTATACTTCAATCTTATAGGGTTGCATGGCTTACAATTTCGGTAGAGGTGGAACATCTGCGACGGGAGCGGAAGCACTAACGGCGCTTATAGGCTCTCCGCTTTTCATCGCCCGGAAAAGGTTATAAGCTCCCACAAGTTTTTCCTGGTTGGCATCGGCCCAACCGAAAAGGTCTCCAATCGTGGTTTTTGCCTGCTGAAGCATTGAAGGAGCCACCGGATCGAAGTCCGGAACATTCTGCATATCCTTCATATAGAAATCATACATCCGTTCCATTGTAGCCACATCACCTTGATACATTTGCATAAGGGATCGTTTTAAGGCATCTTTGGAGGTTGTGCGTATCATTTCCATATTATGGAATTCTTTTCTGTTGAACAACATATCGTAGCGGTTTTTAAGGGTAAGGGTGGGACGGTTTCCCATCCCACCCTGCAGGCGCTAATCCTGGCACGTGTCGCACCCGCACGGCTTGGGAGCCGAGTAGCGGGCCACGCGGAGAAAATTGCAACCTCCGATAGCCGAATTCAGGCCATTGCTGTTGTTGTTGATTGCACTGGCAAGTGCCATCGCTTCAGCAGCGGCCAGGGCATTTGCTCCGGCGCCTGCCCCCGCGCCTGCTCCGGCACGTACGTCGACGTACTGGCTGATCGTAGGCGCGTGATTGTTCTGCCACGTTTCACGCGACAGACGATCCTGGAGCTGCGTCTGGGCGAGGATGTCGATGGACTTGGCATTGCCTGCAGCTGCATTTTCAGCAGCCTTGTAACGGGCTTTCGATGCCTGATTCGCACCCCAGATCCCGGCCAAAGCCAACAGCAGGGCACCGCCTCCCAAGCCTGCCGCCAGGCCGATACCCGTGGCGGCCATACCGTCTCGCCGACGGCCACAGTCGTCATAACCATAAGCCCGACGGCCGCCATGCGCGGTATCCCACATTGCCAGGTCGCCAGCCGTTAAATAATTACCTTCCATGTTTACATGTTTTTGTTCGCCTCTTTTCTCTTTGGCGCTTGAGACGGTAGAAGCTCCTGCCGCACTACAAAAGTGCGATAAACCGAAACACAATACAATCAATCAATTCCTTCCTGTTTCCGAATGATTTCCCAATGAATTCGCAACATTTTACTTTGTAAAAGACGGACATCAAAATGTTCTATGGCATAATATACCGTTCGTCGTGTACAACCAATAAAATCGGCTATGTCAGTCGGATAAAATCCACACTGACTTAATGAATATATCAGCAGATGTCTTGCATCTACTGTATCCGTAGAAATATCGTTCGAAAGGATTTGCTCGGGCTTCAATTCCGTCCTTTGCGCGACACTTTCAAGCAATTTTGCAAACAGCTCTTTCTTTTTCATCTTTTTCGATTATATTTGTATACCCCTACATACAAAAATCCCACGCTACAATCAAGCTAAAGCTCTCAATGTCGGCGTGGGAAACACGTGAGTGTAGGGGTATACTCGAAGACGTTGGGGGCTTTTTCATGCCCCCTATATTATGGATTTATCAGTCTTGCATGGGCGGACGTTCGCTGTGCGGGATATAAGGATATTTTCTATTGGAGATATACCCTATCCAAGCGAACAGATGCTTCCACCAGAGACGAGTATACGATCGTCTGTACTCGTTGTAGATGGCCTCTGTTTCGAAGCAACTGCTGCCATAGGCCCGATCGTAAGGCGGCAGCAGGATCTCGATGCCGACTGAAATGCCGTAGATGATGAACGGTGCCGGAATAGAAACCGTCATCCACCACCATGATCCTCCCGTCATAGAGATAAGTCCCGCGTTGATTACAAGGCATGCCGCCACGATTTCCAGCTGCTGCCGCATGTGTATCTTTTCGTGGTTGTACAGTCTTTCAGTCAGCTCCTTTCCTCGCTTGATGAACAACCAAAACAACACCGTCAAAGCTGTGAATCGCCCGAACGGTATTATATTGTTATAAATAATTTTCATCGTTTTTTCCTTTTAAGTTCGATGTATTCGGTGTAGACAATGTTTGTGTGGGGATTCGACGACACGACCTCCTGGCGTATTGCCTTAGTCCCCCATCGGATAAATAGGAACCGCCGCGGAACCCGGTGGACGACCTGCTGGAGCGTGTCGATGCTTTCGACGTGGCAGCTCACCGAATCGGCCCGGATCATCCCGTCCACGCTCACATGGCGGTCCGACCACCTGAAAACCTTCACTTCGGGGACTTTCGGCAGCCCGGAGAATTTCGGATTGAGGGCCGCTTTTACCGAATCGGCGGCCCTTCGCACCCCTGCGCCGTATTTCTCCCATGCTGACGGCTGCGGGCTTGCGGGTTCCAGAGGTGCCGTGATCTGCACCTCGGTCCGCGTGGCCGTCATGGCTGCCGCCTCCAGCCGCCGGACCTTAATCCGCAGTTCCCGGACCGTGAAGCCGAGTTGTTTGTTGTAGCGCTCCAGTTCTCCGGTCCGGAGTTCGAGCACCTGACGCGATGCGGCGTGCTTGCCGCTGTCCGTCCGGTAGAACTCCACGCTGTCGGTCAATACCTCGTTGTTGGACTGGACACGCCTGCGCTCGGCCCGTTCGCCTCGCAGGCGGACCGTTTGGATCCACAACAATCCCGATAGCACCAAAAGGGCTATAATCAGATACCGTTTCATAGTACCTGCCAATCGTCAGCGAAAATATCCTCCCATGTGGGGATGTAGGACGTTGCATAGGATTTCGAGCAGTCGTCGTTTGCTTCGATGATCAGCACCTGGTCGTGATACGATATGCTGCCATCCCCTATTGTTCCGATAACGGCTTTCGCATGATCCGGCAAACTGGTCATGCGGGGAACGACTTCCGCCGGTATTGTCTGCGGAATCTGTTTGACGATGAACTTGCCGGCCCATGCGGGACTTGAAAAACGGGCGACCGCCTTTCCCTCGTTGAGCCGGTCGATGATTTCGGAGAATTTCATACGTTTTAATATTTAATGTTAAAGTAAACTTTCAGTCTTTACGATACGCTCTACGGTGTCGATGATGCCCGCCATCACTTCGGCGTAGTTCGGTGCCGTAGCGTACTTCGCCCCGGTGTCGTCCACCAGCCGCCGGGCAAACTCTTTCGGGTCGTCCCGGTAGGGCCACGCATCGGCATATCCCGGTTTGCGAAGCAGTTCCAGGTGGTTGTCGAGGCATTCATCCAGCGACGCGAAATTCCGGAAATACCGATAGACCCGGTATTTGTATTTGCACGGTCCGACGTGTTCGATCGACACGACCCGCTCCGGTGCTTTGAACTTCACGCTCGGGGTCTTGAAATACTCGGTCGTCAGTTCCAGCGACACCGGGCCGGTCCACTTGCTGCCTTTCGTAATCCCGAAGATGTTGTTGCCGATTCCTTTGATCTTCCATCCGGTTTCCAGAGCGGCCTGCGCCGTCACGAATAGCGGATGCACCCCGCCGGAACGATACAGCCGGGCCGCAGCGGGATAAATCTTCCGTACGAATTCAATCTGTTCTTTTCTTGCCATGTTGGTTAATTCTTGGTTAGTTTTCCTGTGCTGCCGTCCAAATACTTTTTAGCCTCGTCGACCGGGACCTGCATCTTGCGGGCGACCTCCCCGGCCAGCACCTCGCGGAATATGCGCAGGAACCGCATCTTCGGGTTCACGATCAGCGCCGAGCCTCCCATCGACCAAAGTTCCACCAAACAGATCAGCGTGCATATGGCGATCACCGCGAGCTGCGATTCCAGGTTGGCCATGCGTTCGAGCAGTATGAATCCGACGATCACGGAGGCATACAGCGCCAGTTTCGACAGCATGCCGTGCCGCCCCAACTCGGAAAGCGCGAAATGCCCGCGTTTGATCTGCGCCGCGATTCCCCAGACGGTATCGAGCGCCACACAAATCACGACGGCATTGATGGCCGTCTCGTATCCTGCAAAGAAGTTCATAACAAAAATGCCGGCCGCCGCGATCCAGCCATAAACTGTCTGGAATATCTCGCCCAGTTTACAGCCGAGGTTAACGATTATTTCAGTCAGGCGGCTCATCCTATCTCGCAGTTAGGGTAAACACGATGAACACCACCCATCCTACGGCACCTCCTGCGAGCGTCCATAGAATGTCCTGCATGTCGGCTTTCGGGTCGATCTTGCGCTCCTTTAAAATGGCGGCCGTCAAGACGGCGACCATCGACATCAGCAAAGGCAGCCACCGCCACAAGGCGCCCAACGGCACGGCCACGATCAACGCCGCGGAGGCGATGACCGCCCCGACTGCGAAGTGTTGGTATTTGTCTTTAGCGATGGCGTTGAGCCATCCGATGAGTTTATTGATAAGTCTTTTCATATATTTGTGGTATTTCGAGAGTTCGACCGACAGGTTACTTATCCGGGAATCGCTCCCTAATCTCGGCCTTCTTTGCCAGGTATAGGGCCTTCTGCTCGTCGGCTTCGAGTATCTTGCCCTCGGCCAGATAGCCCTCGTAGGCCATCAGGTGTTGGTCCGCCTCGGCCCGGTAGGCCATCTCCCGCAACTGTTCGGGATCGGGCTGCGGCTCCGGATCGGGTGTATACTCCTCCCAGCCGACCCGGATGCAGTCGGCCTCCTCGGTGTAGACCTCCCGGTAATGCTTCGGTGGGTCGGACGGTTCCGGATGCTCGTCGAAGATCACCTCTTTGTATCCAAGCGGGATCAGTTTGTCCGGACGCGGGTTGCAGACCAGCCCGTCGGCGGTCCTGATTGTTGTAGGGGCGTACTTCAGACGCCCGTCGATCAGTTTTGCGTAGTTGTTCATAGTTCGTTATTTGATGATTATTTCCGGCGTTCCGGACGCAGTCAGGTCATACCCACCGTCGCTTTGCAAAAGCGGCGGAAGATATTCATCATTCAGCGGGAACTGCTTGGCGCTGTCGAGCCAGGACAAGGCTACATCGGGAATCAACTCGACACTATCTATGGTAATCGTCAACCGTCGATCAGATCTCACAGTCCCGCCATAATAATAGATACGGTCGATATTGTCCCGGTTGTTGATGACCTTGAGCGTAAAACTCCCATTTTGCGCAGGGATCATCGCCTGCCTATTCCCTACATATACAAAAGGTTCTCCGCTTTGATAATCGGACACAGAACCTTTAATCATCACGACCGCTCCCGTTTGAATAAATCTGCCCAATAAAAGCTCTTGATAGTAAACAGGATCGGTTTCTCCGGTCCATGTATAGGTAGTTATACCCGTAATCTCAAACGGTTTCTCATGCCATTGTCCCACAAGGTTCTGCGGCAAATACTCGGCGATGCAGCCGAGCGTTCGTAACGACACAGGTTGAATTTCGACCCATGAATTTGCATCGGCATTTGGTACAGTTATACTAAAACCAGTGATATTAGTTCCTGTTGTGCGATATACAATCGTGGCGTCAGCCGCATCCTCCATATTGATAGGAAGAATACGATTGCCTTCCAGAACGCGTACGGGAGCATTACTACGATACTTGAATTTAGCTTCAACAACACATCCGACCGGATGCCCCATGAATCGATAGCTGTATACCGACAATAAACCTGACGATCCCGAAATTATATGTGCGTATCGACCCGTGAAACCATTAGCATTATCCTCTAAATAAGAGGTAACACCGGACCCTTCATAATTAGGATAGAACCTGATATTTCCAATGTTAGATTCAGAGGCTTCCCAACGATATTTATCGGCTAACGGTACCACATACCCTGCAGGATCGCCGTTGTTGTAGTGTGCGGCAACTTCTTCCGCGGGAAGGGCGTAGTTGTAGTGGCGGCAAAATACGAGCGAGCCTTGGGGGATATATGTATTGCTGCCGGTCCTGAATAAATCCGTGATCTTGTATCCCGTAACCGGGAAACGTGCGGCTTCTGTCCCATTCAGATAGCATATCGCCGTAGTACCGTCGTAGGCAACATCAACAAGATAGCTATCCCCTGGAATAATGTCTACTGTCGCGTTTCCGTCCCCGCAATAGACGCGAAGCTGATTTGTCGTCAGGGCATAAATTTCAATCATGGAAATGCCAAACCCGGCTATCACTTGCATTTTATCGCTGGAGATGTACTTGAAAAAACACTCAAGAGTTCGCGGGCCGTCGAATAGCAGTCCGGCGTCCTTTGATTGGAGATGCCCTTTCGTGCAATTCACCCCCACCTGCCGCTCGCGCTCGCTGCGCAGCGCGGCGATCTTCAACAAACTTCGTCTGCGGTCCATGGCTATTCGATGATTGCGCGGAGTTCCTCGATATTGATCTCGTAGGCTCGATTCGGTGCCGGAATCTTATAGCCTATGATGTCCACAAGGTCATCCGACCAGGTGAGCTCCGTGGCCGTAGCTCCCGACGTGAAGAAGATCGCCGAAGTCCGGGCCGATTTTTCCACGGTCCCGATCTTGAGCGAGGTCAGCTCCCCGCAGATGTATTTGTGGTTGCCTTCGACGTTGATCGTTACGTCCGCACCTTCGACGTTGACAACGACGGGAGCGGCAGCTGCGGCGGCTTCGAGAGCTTTGTCAGCAGCGTCGAGGGCGGCGGTTGCGGCATCCGTCGAAGCGGCCCCGGAGGCCAAAACCTGCCACCAAGCCCCGTCCGTCACCGGGTGTCCGAGGTTGTTATCCTGGAGTGAAACATAGGACGAATCGCCCGCTGTAACGAAGTCCAGGCGCTCGTATGTAATGCTCGCCGAATACGCCTTTTTGGGCGTAAGGCCCACTTTCCCTAAATTTGTCTTTGCCATATCTGTCAGTCGTTAATTTTGTAATACAAATGCCCATCATCCTTGAGTTCGAACTCGGAACCGCGGCCGTAGCCGGACTGGTAATTCACGCCCAGGAGCATTGTCGCCGGATCAATGTCGAACGTGGCGAAGATCGGACCGCCATCCGAGCGGACGGACGAGGTGATATAGTCTTTTGTCGCTTCATCCCAGAAGGCCCAGTAATTCGTATCGTCGGCCGTTACGATCTTCGGAGGGTGATCGGCCAGCGATTTCGCACGCGCGGCCTGCTGGTCGGCGTTTGAGGCTGAAGTGTCGGCTTTAACGACGACCTCCGCCACGACAGCGGTCACAAACTCTCCGTCAGAATAAATATTGCCTTTCTCGTCGGCCGATATTTTGGGAGTTTCGCCCTTGAGGTTTTCAAATCGGAAATCGAGGGTCCGTTCCTGGGGCTTTCCTCCGAGTGTTACCGCAACCTTCGGTATTCCGACATTTTCATCTATGGATGCCGTAACACCTATAATGTCGGCATCTTTACCGGGAACTGCAGCGAACTGCATTTCAATGTCTACGTCTTTATCACATACAATATCGGCGCATGTTACGCTGCGGCTGTTACATGGCGCAGGAGCGGCCAGACGGCGCAGAATATCCACACCTGTCGTGGCTCCCATCAGAACAGCTCCGTTCTTTTCCAAAGTCATTCCGACCGTTGCCCGGCCAGGCGTAAGACTTCGTGTCTCTTCCGCCTCAAAACGACATGTCAGGATACCCTGCTGCGCCTGTGATAGATCAAGGCTGCCATCGTCCGAACGTTTGGTAATAACGGCTCCCATGGACGTGGTTACCAATTCGACCGTTACGTCATAATGGGACATATCCAAGGGTAATCCGTCATGCCGTGCCAGGAATCTCAACATCAAGGTTTCTCCGGCGTACAAGTAAATTTTCTTTTTCATAATTGCGACGACGTCATATTAAGTTGAATACTTCCTTCGTCCGGAATAATGGCCGAGCCAGAAACGGCATCGTTAGGCCAGGCTTTCAGAGTCATTCCTGCATAGTCAGACAAACGTCCTGAAAGAGAGAGTTCTTTAACTATTGTCTCTGGAGAAACGCTTGCTATTCCATTTTCGTCAAACTTCACATTGGTTACAGCGCCAGTCGCTTCTTTTTCTATAATCGAAAACCAGCATTGAAGTTGTGAGTTCGCAGCAAGAGGCCATGAAATGGTTACACTTGAAATCATTTCTTTGTCGGCCTTTTGGACGTACGAAATCGATCTTATGATTCCCGGATCTTCCCGTATGCCGATTTTAACCTGCCCGGTCATATCAGATGGTAGTATGTTGGGAGAAACAATAATTGTAATATCTGAATCAGCCAATATGGCATTGCAGTTTCCGATAATGGAATGTACGTAAGGTGTCCCATTCGTATCCATGGGAACCTCGAAATTGCCGCCCTGGTTGTCCACTATCGGCAAAAGAATATTACCTTCTTGTCCCCGCAAATTCAAGTAGTATACCAGGGCATAGTTTAACGGACAAGCCGTCGTGTTCTGCCTGCGTGGTGCATAGCCCGGCTCAAGGGTTTCCTCGACGTGTAATCCCGGCACGATATTCTCGACGTAATCGATAAAATCCGTAAGTCTTTGGTTGTAATCCTTCTTGGGCATCCTCATCAGTTCACCATTGTTGATGCTCGTATAGGAGTTGCCGTTATGAGAAAAGGCAAGTCTTCCGTCATAAGATGATCGGGATGTCTCTTGTCCATTTACGATTGTCTTGACGATCAGCTGCAGAGAGCGCTGATACCCGTTATTATGATAATCCATGCCAAAATCATTTATAGTAATATCGCGTCGGTATTATACACATAATCAAAATAGTCATCTGCAGACAAGCCGAGTCCCGTCATATATATTTGGGATTCTACAGGGCCACCATTCGGATCTATAAAAGCAACACCTGTTTGCGATTTTTTCTCACCTTTTGATATGATAAGAGGATATTCGGAACCTGCGACTGATACAGAAACGGGACTCGTCACGGCATAATCGGATTGGATGTAGATGAATCGCGAATCCAAGGAACGATATTCCGCATATAGAAATATTGAATTGGTGCGAATAGGCTCGCAGACATATCCGGCAAACTGGCAGGATCGGAACACTGGTTCCATTTCGCAGACATAACCGTCGAATAAGGTTTGAAACACCTGATTGCTATTTATAATCCGATATTGTTTTTCGGCAGCCTTGTATTTGTCAAGTATCGCCCGCAATCGTGCGACTTCATATTCGACGCCTTCGGAATCAACATACACATCGAAGGATCCGGGTTGCACCTCGGACGGCTCAATTCGGATCCGGAGTCCCATCTGTTCGAAAACGATGCGTTCGAGCATGATGGCCGAAGTGTCGTAATTCGAACGCTGCAGGGCTTCTGTTCTCCATTTTATCGCTTGAGCATGAATAGAGACAAGCACGCCGATCAGACACTTCAGCAGTGCGAATATCCGAGGCCGGCGCATAATAACCGGCAAGTTGTAAGCCAGAAATCTGTCCCAGTTAATATTCATTTTCCGCCAGATATGAGATATTGCTGCTGTCTACTACCAAACCGCCGCTACTCGAAATATAGGAGTTTCCCTGAAGCAGCGTGAAGTCCGTATCGTCTTTGGCTGTATATACGTCACCGAGGATTACATCCACGACCCCTTCAGCAGCCTGCAAGGCATCCACGAGACGCGTTTTGTTGAAAACACCTCCGTAAGGAATGCCATCGACGTATGTCTGTATTGCTTCCTTTACAGGGTTTCCGGAACCTTCAATGCGCGACCCGTCTGATTTAAGCAGCAGGGGGTTGTAGTTTATCTGAACATTAATCTGCAGGCGGTCGCTTTTTTTACTGATGATCTGCATGTTCGTCCCGGCAGGAGCCCGTCGCTGCATGTAGGAGCGGAACCGTTGTAGCTCGACCTCATCCAACGGCTCCTTACCATCTTTTGAAACAAATACGCGGACCCAGGAGACGACGTCTACGTTATGGTTGCGGGCATATGCAAACTTCACGATCCGGGCCTCTTCATCCTTTTGTGCGTATCCGAACATGAAAGTCTTGCTGTCATAAACCAGATTATATCCATCCTGATAATCCAATGCTATGCTTTGAAACCAGGGTAGTGATGCTATATAATGACTGTCAATAGCTGCCGAGACCTCCTGACGGGTTTCTGCAAAGATTCGCTCACAGATATAGCTGGCCATCGCCACGACATAGACCAGAACCGCCTCAATGCTGACTTTTGAGAATTGCTCATCGAATGTCTTTGACGCATCAAGCCCATACATATCGGCAAGGACCTCGTTGTCCACGAATTCCTGTTTAATATATTCCGTTATCTCTTTGAATGTTCTCATAGCTGTAATTTTGCAATATCCGCATCGGTTATGAATGAGGCCGGAACCATATTTTTCCGGGAAAAATAGTCTGCTACGACCGTGTTCAGTGTTTCGGGAATCTCGACCTGCCGCGGAGGCGTATCTGTCACGGATAATCCGGCACTCCTTGCGATGTCGTACGCCGCCGTTACATCTCCGGCATACTGCACTGCCAGGTCGAAGAAAGTCTGGTTATCCATTCGTTCAATCATCATAGCCAGCGTCTATTTTCAGGTCTTCGGAATAGCTCACCGAAATGACCGTCATTCCATCTCCCCGAAGTTGGGAACATACGGCTGCAATGAAATCCTCCGTGTTGTCATCGCGCAGGTATTCCATGGCGCCAACCCCGGTTGTTGGATGAGCTTTGAATTCTCCGGAAGCGGCCACAACGAGCATCGCCTGGTTTTGGGAAGTAATATCCCCGAGGACGATACCCCGTATGATTCTACCGTCGTCATCCCGAACGGGCTGCACCAACAAGTCCGGCGCGCACAATATCCCGAATCCCTTCATGTCAGTGTGTTATTTTGTCGTCTTCCAATTTGTCCCGATTGGTCATCTGCATCGTCTGCGAAGCCCATGCCGCGGACGCAGTTTTAAGAGCTGCGCCGCCATCCTGCGGTTTCACAATCCAAGATTTAAAAGCCGTTTTCAACGTGTTTAAATCCTTTTTTATCGTATCCAGGTCACCGACCAGTGCTCCGATGTTTACCAGTCCGTTGTTCGAACCTCCGTTGATAGAGATCCTACCGTTCGCAATCTCTATGACTGCGTCTCCCAGGCGTGCTACCACCTTCGATATAGCCGATGCTGCGGCCAGGCAGTGAAAGAATTCGTCATTGTTTACGGCCGCGACAAATGCCCATGAGCCCTCTGCGGGGATGAGCAGGATGTCGGCACCTTCCACCGGTGTCAGGCGCACGTCGTGCAGGATATAATCTTCGTCTATGCGGACGTCGCAGACCTGCGATGTCTCGTCGACGTTCTCTACTGTTCCAATCTGCATCTGCCGGGGTGCGGCCTCCTGCGCCAGTTTCCTGATACCTGCGCGTATCCGATCACTTTGTCCCATCTGACAGAGCCCTCCCGATCTCCACCTTACGACGGAAGCCACTGCGCCCCGCCGTCGTTGTTACCGAATCGATCATATAACGTCCATAACGGTTCCCGTTGAACCTTCGGTCGCGGATCTCGGCTGTCATGTCCGGCTCGGCGTAAGGAATGCCGAATGTCGTGATCGTCCCGGAGAATCCGCCGTATTTCATCACCTTGAGTTTATCCTGTGCCATACGCAGCAGTTCCGCTTCAGTCATTATGTTGTAAAAATGCAGCGTTGTAACGGCTGCGGCATCGCTGTCTCCGACTTCCACCCGTAGTTTCTTGTTGTCTCGCAAGATCGATACGGCGCGAATGCGCAGGCGGACATCTCCTTCGCGCCGAAACGTCAGATCCGGGCGTATGACGTTCCGCTCCAAATCGTAGCGGACATTCCCGGTCGGCATGGCGTAATAGGGTACCGTAACGATCAACTGCTTTCCCCGATAATACGCTTGGAGTCCGTAGGCTGAACAAATCTTGTCCAGAACATCGAAGACGCTCCCGCCCGGTTTGATGGCGAAGGGAGTGAGCGTTACATCCGGAACATTCAGCACTTGAGCTTCGGGCAGAAGATAGGCTATGACTTGTGCGAGCTTTACGTTTTTCCAACTGCGAGCCTTTGGATGTACGCGTCGCAGTTGGTACATCTCGTCTTCGCATTCGATCACCACGGGGCGCTTCTGCGCCACATCGACGACATATCCCGAAAACTCCTCGCGCATCTTTCCGTTATATCCTAAACGGATTGTCACCGGATCGCCTCCGTGGATCTCGTTGCAGATATACGTCGATTCGTATTCCGAAGGCAATGTAATTCGCGCTGTAGCGGCAAGTTCTTTGCGGGAACGCGAGATGGTTGCTTCGGCCAGGGACCGGAACGTATAGCGACTGATGTCGGCCTGCATGTTCAATACCAGACTCATAACCATCCCTCCTTGAGTTCGAGCTGCACGTCACGGTCCGAAACAGCCGTGATGGTAAACGCTTGCATCGACTGCACACCTTCTTCAGCCGGGACCGCGAGATTGCGAATGACGATGCGGTCGATACCGTAGCAGCGATTAATAATGTTATTCTTGATCTCCAGACCTCCCATCTTTGAACGCATGTTGTGCAGGCGGGCCACCTGGTCATAGGGATAGTCATCATTGTCTTCGTTGATCAACATTCCACGGATCGTCAGCAGATAACCCTCGGAGGCAACCTCCTCAATAACGGGTCCTGCACCATCGCTCATTTGCGTCTGTACGATGGTATTGGCCCCGGAGACGCTGATCAGGGGATCGACGGGAAAGGTCCATCCGTCGATAGTCAACGGTGACACGAAAAGATCCCCGGAGGCAGCTCCGGCATATCCCAAGTCGGAGATCCGGCGTGCCGTTCCGTTCAGGTTTCCATCCCATACCGAAGGTCGCGCTCCGGGATTCTCGCTGCTGACCGTAATACGTGTCTGGGCATCGTAGGGTACGACTCGCCTGTGCGAACGCAGATAGCTGTAAAGGTCGAGTACCGAAAACGCGCCGTTGCTGTCGAAAATAGCATCTTTGACTCCTGTTGGAAGCTTCATCGCACCGCAAGTTGTTCAGCGCCGTATATCGCGCGGACCAGGGCCTCTTCAACAAGGTCCGTGATGTCGTCGCGCGATTCCTGCACCGAGGTGTTAAAAGATTGTGTCCCTACAAGTGAGCCGATGGACACGTTGATGACTTTCTGCTGACGTCCCCCGCCTGCAGCCGTAAGGGCCGACTGAAGAGCTTGAGAAGTATAATTTTTTGTCCCGGCAGTTCCCCCGGCTCCTTCCTTTTCGCTCCCGAACACCTCCTGCTCGATACGATCCAACGCTGTAAGGGCACCCTTCCGCCAATCCGTTTCCCGGGTGTAGCGTCTTCCGAGTTGCTCGGCGAATTGGCCCGTAAAGCCCTCGATCTGCGATTTGTATTTTTGCCGGTTCTGCTCGATATTGCTGCGCAGGTCCTTTTTCTGCGCTTCGGTCATGTTCTGAAAACCTCCGTAGTGTTCCGAATATTGGTTGTAAACCTCCTTTGCCCCTACGGACTGCGCTCCGCGTGAGCTGAACAACATATTCATTGAATCGACTACAGCAAGGGCCGTTTTCGTCAATTGCACGCGCAGCGGCAACAATGCTTCCCCCAGCTGCGTTACGGACACTTTCAACTTGTTGCGCAGCTCCTCGGAGAGCAGCTGCGCGTCGTCGCGGGCCAGTTCTCGGGCACGCGCCAGGTCGAGTTCCGCATTGGCGAAGTTCTCCAACTGGCTGCGCAAGGCTCCCGTGCGGTCCGTCGCGGCGTTTACCAGCGCAATGAGGCCTTCGGAGCCCTGGAATTCGTTCTTGAGGTTTATGACGGCCTTCTGGGTCTTCTGTTGTGCGAAGACATCGTTGAGTTCAGTGAGCAGGTCGCTGACTCCTTTAAAGCGTCCATCCTCGTAAACATCGATTCCGGCCGTTTTAAAGGACTTGATCGTCGAAGCCTTGGTAAGATCCGTAAACAACGATTTGGTCAGCGTGGCAGCCTCGTCTACGGACTTTGTGCGCATGGTGAAGAGCGTGAACATCTTCAGCGCATTGGTGTAGTCCTGGCCTGCGGCCGCCGCGGATCCGGCGAATACGGGTGAGGCCTTTGCCAGCTGATCAAAGGTCATGGCGCCGGCAACGAGCGAAGCGTATGCCTTGGCCTGGTAGTCCTGGATGTCCTTGTTCCCGAATCCGTAGTTCGCCCGGGCCTTGGCAAGACCTGCGACCCATTCGTTGGGATCAGCTCCCAGCAGGCGCGCGAACTCCATACCTTGACGGACAACGGGTGCAGCCTGCGGACCGTACAGCCCCGTAATAGACTGAACGTCGTAGAAAGCTGTATTCGTCGCCGATAGATCGAAACCTCCGGCGTAAGCTGTCTCGTAGACCAAGCTCTTGAGTTGCTGAAGTTCCGAACGTGTCCGCGACAAATTGAGGTTTGCAAGGTTGCGGAACTCGGCATTAAACGCTGCCGCCTGATCTGTAGCTCGTTTTAACCCGAGGCCTGCAGCTGTACCTGCTGCCGCAATTGCTACCAGCGGATTCTTCAGCAGTCCGAGGCCCCGGGACAAGCCGGGAATCTCACTCGCGGCACCTGCGAACTGACTTTTCAACGAAGCCGTCGTCTTGTGCAGCGAATCCATGATACGGCGAGTCTGCTCTCCCGAGGCCCCGACTTTCGTCAGGGCCGGAGAAAGCAGATCCTGTCCCCGCAACTGGTATATGACCTCCTTGATGTTCACAACCTTGTTTTAGCTTCGATTTCGCGTATCCATTGTAACTCCTCCCAGCGTGCCTGCCACTGCTCATCGGTGAGCGTGTCGGGATCGAGATGAAAATAGTAGCGCAACATTGCATTGACCTGCCTCACGGGGTTGCGCCCGACATCACCGCGTGAGGCTATAGCTTTTTTACTTCCGCATCGGCGACCTGTACGATCTCGCTGACTTTACGGGCTACGGCATAGAAGAGCCTGGGATTGCTCTCATCGAGAACCTCCTTGTTGCCAGCCAGCCAGCAGTTGATAATAATTGTCTCTTCGAAGAGCGACGGGCGTTTCACAGCCGAGGTCTGTGCCAAATCGATAATGCGGCGATCCGGGGCATGCATGTATACGCAGAGTCCGTCGACCTGAATGAGATAGATGTCGCCGAATTCTTTTTTGGCGGCTGCAATCTGCTCATCGGAAAGTGCCGTGAGCGTATTCTGTTCGAAAGGTATTTTCTTGAAATTCATGTTTTCGTCTTTTACTGGTTGAGAAGGGGGATGTCCGAGATCATTTCCAGATCGATGGTCATGTTCCCGTCGTCGGTCGTCATACCTTTGGTATAGCGTGTAACTTGGCAGTAAGGTACGATGTCGGTGACAAGTTGTCCTCCAAGCGGAGCGTACGCCGTAACGATATTGAAAGGCGCCAGATCCGTCACGTCCGTACCGGGCGGCATGGAAGCCTGTATGGCCTCGAATTCCGACTGGAGAATCGTCAGACGTGCCGGTTCGGCATCTTTCTTGCCGCGACCTCGCTTGATGGGCCTGTTTCCCCGGCCATGGATATTCGTATAGTTCTTGTTGGCTCCGTATGAGAAAGCAACGAAGCCGCGGAGGCTTCGCCCGAGGAAGGCGATCTTCACGTCCTCAAAGGCATATTCGGTTCCGTTAATCATTGCTCAAAGAATTGGTGTAATAAACGGTCATCTTCATGTGGGCGATCACTCCGCGGGCTACGATCTCCAAATCCGCAAGCAGAGGCGTAGATTCGTCCCACAATGCCTGTTCGGGATCGATAACACAAGCCACCCCGGAGATCTCATCGGACATCTGCGACAATACAGCCGTTTCGATGTCCGCCTGTATCGACTGCAGGACTTCGCTGGCGACATAGCCCGTATCGGTGTCGATCTCCACATCGTCACGCATATATTCCAGTGCCTTGAGACGTGCCAAGTCTGCGGCCTTGTCGAGGGTGCGTCCCATGCGTATGGAACTGCAGTCGTCGGTGGCAGGAGCCGCCGTGTAGTCGGCATTCCAATACCAGCCGGCCAGACCGTCGAATTTACGAAGGAAGAGATACCCCTTGGAGTCGATGACCGAGAGTTGGTCGTCGTCGTAATAATCTACGTCGGAAGATTTCTTGCCGTTGGATATTCCCACGGCCGAGACTCCGATGCTGCCGTTGCGCACACGCCCGGCATCCCTCGATACGGCAATCCCGGCGAGTGTCCCCAGCAGGAGCGCGACATGAGCGTAGTTGGCGAAGGCGGGATCCTCGGCAGCGACATCGTAGTCCTGTGAAACGACGACGGATACCCGGTTGGCGGCCATCTCACGCGAGGAAGGAGCCTCGGTGTAGTCATCGGGGAAGCCTCGTCCTTCGATAAGGATATTGAGCGCCTTGTTGCGCTCGGCAGCCCAGTCGTAGAGGTTCTGGGCTTTGGTGATGTTGGCTTCCAAGGCCGAGAACTCCTCGCTCATGGACGTCACGGCCAACAGTTTGATGTCTCCTTTGGCGAAGGTCAGCAGTTTGCGTGCAGCGCCTTCCGAACCGCCGATAGTATCGGCCATAGACGTCTCCTTCTGCACTACGAAGAAGTACAGTCTTGTGCCCTTGGGGGCCTTGAGGTAGAAATCATGGATGTGATGCCATAGGAGAACCTTGTTCGTCAGATCGTATTGCTGCGTAACACCCTTGCTTTCGGCCTCGCTTAACGACGTGATGACATAGGGCGTATCCAGCGCCAACTTATCCGGGATCGCAACACCGTCGGCGATAATTCCCGAGATGCCGTCTTCGCGGGCCGCGGTCTTGCCTAAACCTTGCCTGCGGACTATCGTTACATTGCTTAACATAGTGTCGTGTTTGAACCTTCCGGCTGCCGGAGATATTCCCCGGCAACCGAAGCGGTCATTGTTTTATGCGGATTTGACACCCGAGTATATCGCTGCAATCGCCTCGTCCTTTTTGGGAAGGGCCAGGAAGTATTCGCGGACATTGTACAGATTGCGCTGGTAGAGCGGGTCTGTTTCAGCACGCGAAAGGTACTGTTTCCGCTCTCCCGTGGCCTTCGATACTCGGGAAACATGAAACGCCACGGAGGCTTCCTGATCTCCGCTGGCAGCCGATGCGCCATATGCTTTCTTGTTCCCGGCAGACGTGTACTTGGGCATGTTCACAAACTCGTAGATGTCGAATCCGTACATTTTGGCAATGGCACCCGTAGAGTAGTTGTAATACTGCTGTGCAAAGGCCTGATCCACCATCAGCAGGTCAGCGACATGCTGCGGGCAAAGTACCAAGCGTCGCCCGGCGGCAGGGACTTGCAGCTGATCGAATTTTAACTTCAGCGATACAACATCCTCACGGCTAAACCGCAGGCGCGTGCCGTCCGCCAGAGTTTCCTTGCCGCCTGTCGTCGTGAGGACCGGTGTCTTGTCCGCATTTTTCGAAGGTGCAAAATTGTAGATCGCTTTATCCAATCGATACTCTTCGAGCTGAATACGGTGCGCGTCGATAACTGCCGGCATGAATTCAGCCTTTACGTCGTTGACGACATCATCCGAAACGGGAGTAGCTTTGGTCTGAAGCTTATCCAGAGTAAGGGTCTTGTCCACATTCGTCATATCCTGCACGGGAATGGGATACTCTTTGTTATTTACCAGGACATCGGGATCGCAGCCGAAGTCGATCAAATGGATAATGTTGCCATCACGAACCATTGCCGAGTAATCCGATATACCTTCGAGGAACGTTCCCTGATCGATGTGATTGAAGCGTTTGATAAACTCCTTGGTCCACACTTCCGGGATAAGCTCTGCAGAGAGCGCCCCGGCGGGGACGCCTTTGGGGATGAGCGATACGGCAGCGAAAGCTACACCTCCGCCAATCCCGGCGACTGTTGTTCCGAGCATGACTGCAATAAGCAGACAGGCAAAAAATCTGAAAATTTTCATGGTCTTGAATAAGTGTTTGATCGTCGTTTATTCCTTGTATTTGGCGTCGAGCAGCGCATCATAGCGCGCGCGATCTTCAGTACGCATACGCAGGAGTTCCTCCTTTGTGTAGTCGTCGAATTTCTTGTGAGCGACGTTTCCTTGCGGTTCGATCAGCGAAGAGGCAGACTTCCGCGTCGGGAGCGCCGCAATGGTCTGACGGAGGGTGTCGACACCCATGGTCTTACCGATGGATTCATAGGTGGGCTTCACCTCCGCAGTGATGCGCCCTTCAGAGAGCGCCGTGGAGAGAATCTCCGCGATCTGGTTGTTGCGGAGTGTGTCACGTTCGGCGGCGGCAGTCTGCAAGGCTGCAACAGCCTCGATCGCCTCCTGCTCGGTGGCGGTTTCCGCCAGACCGAGCTTCTTAAGCAAATTTTTCATGTTGATATTGTCGTGAATTGAAATGTGCGAATCTAAAACGGCACAGAAACGACGGTCCAGAGCCGCAGCCTCGTCTTTCTCCTTGGGTTTGGCGGCATCAAGGGACACGACAGCGCCGACAAGTTCGTCAACCAGACCGGCATCTTTGGCTTCAGCTGCCGTGAACCAGTGGTCAGCGCCGTCGAACCAGGCTTCTATGATCTGCGAAGGAATACCGCGTGTTGCCAGAATATTTCGCAGGACCTCGTCGCAAACAGCCAGTTTCGCCTCTTCCTGACGCAGCTGTTGAAGATTACCTCCGTCAAACCAGGTAGAGGGTGCATGGACCATAATCATGGCGTTGTCCGCGCATTGAATTTTCGTTGACGCAAGCATGAAGAAAACCCCCATGGATGCAGACACGCCCTCGACAATGGTTGTAACGGGACGCCAAGCGGCTTTCACGGTATTTGCCATCAGAAGTCCGTCGCTGACCGAACCTCCGTTGGTATGAAGGTGTACAACAGGATCCCCTGCGACCATAGCCGCACGGAATTCGGCAGCAAACTCATCGCCTGTATAGGTATAGCCGATGGTGCCGTATGCGTAGATGTGATTGTCTTGCCGTTCGAGCATAATTATTTTATTGACTGGAACAAAATAAATCATTGGGCAAATAAAAATCAAATAATTTAATACGCGATATGAATATTGTACCATCGTGTATTAAATTATTAAACAAATGATTCGTTATTTTATATGTTTGTTGAAAAATTCAATATATGGACAACATCATCGATCTGGCCGAATATCTGTTCATGCGAGGATGTACCCAGAAGGAAATTGCCCTGAAGGTCGGGCGCTCGGAATCCACGGTAGCCGAATGGGTCAAGAAATACGGGTGGAAGGAAAAACGGGCCGGGACACGCATATCCCGCAATGAAATGGTCTCCAAGCTACTAAACAGGATCGACGATCTGTTGAGCGCACCCGAAGGCGGTATTGACACGACGGAATTGCTTCGCATCTCCAAAGCCATCAAAACTCTGGATAAGGAACTCGGCTTGACGGATTACATCGACTGTTTTATCTCCTTCGGAGAGTGGCTGCAACGACATCCCCAGCATCTTGAGGAGGTCAAGGCTCTGCTGACAGCCCGTTCCGATGCCTGGAACAATTTCGTAAAGGCCGTGAATTTTGTCCAGGACAAATTCATCAACGAATTCATAAGTTCAAAATAATGGCCTTGGAGAGCATACGTAAGGCGCGTGAACGCTGGGAGGGATGGTGTCACATCGTGCAGAAGCGGCGCGGCTCCGACGAGCAGGTCATCGAAGAACGCAAGGCGCGGATTGCCCGGGCATGTACGGACTTCAAATACTGTGTTGCAACGTATTTCCCGCACTATGCCACAGCAGAAACTCCGGACTTTCATATCGACCTGGCGAACAAAGTCCGGCGCAATATCCTTATCAAGGCCCTCGTGCGCTGGGGACGTGCCCAAGCCAAGTCGGTTATCTGCGACGTCATACTTCCAATCTGGCTATGGATGAACGGCGAGGAGATCTATATGGTGCTTGTCGGGAATACCGAGGACAAAGCCATAAAACTCCTTGCGGATGTTAAAACAGAGTTTGAAAGCAACGAGATGCTTATCGCGGATTTCGGGCTGCAACTCACGTCCAAGTGGCAGGACAAATATATCGTATGCCGTGAGCGGTTTATTGCCGCCGCTTTAGGCGTCGGGCAGGAAGTTCGTGGACTGCGCCGCCGGCACAAGCGTCCGAATCTGTGCATCTGTGACGACCTTGAAGATAAAGACACGGTTCGCAACCCCAAGCGGCAGGACGAAATCGTGGACTGGATTCTTTCTTCGTTGATTCCGACCATGGACGGCCCTGTGCGCCGGCTGCTGGTCCCCAACAACAATTTCGCGCCGCGCACGATTCAGGGAGAGCTTGAGAAGCGAAATCCCAAATGGCTCGTACATCAAGTCGACGCCACCGTCGGGCCGAACAGGACACCACGCTGGGCATCGAAATATCCCGCGGATTATTTTATCAAGGTTGAACAAGAGATCGGCACCATAGCCTTCGAGGCCGAGTACAACAACCGACCTTGGGTACAGGGCAAGGTCTTTACGCAGGAAATGATAGACAATACGTGGGCTCCGCTGCCGCGTATGAATTCCTTCCGACACATCACAGGACGCTGGGACCCGGCCTACTCGGGGAATAATGACTACAATGCCGTGAAAGTATGGGGCCTTTACGATCATCGGTTTTACCAGATTGCTGCTTTTGTCCGACAGCGAACCATGAACAGTGCACTGGACTGGATTCAGGATTTCGACAAAAGTCTTCCCTGCGGGATCGTCGTACATTGGAGGGTCGAGTCGCAATTCTGGAATGAACCCCTGCGCCGTGCCATTGCCGAGAGCAATGCCCGGCACGGACGTCAACTCAACATCAGTGTTGTGCCGTCCCCAAAGACCAAGAAACTGGACCGCATGCTCTCAATGTTTCCTTATTATGAGAATGACCGTATCCGTTACAACGAGAAGGAGCGCCGTAATCCCGATTTCATCGAAGGCATCCGCCAGTTGCTCGGCATAGAGCCCGGTTATCGAACGCATGATGACGCTCCGGATGCTGATGAGCGTGCCATCGCCGACCTGGCGGAATTCGACAGAGCTTATACATCACCGCCCATCATCGGGCAAGCGAGCCATGCAGATTTCAATTCCAAATATTAAAGCCATGTTCAAAATCATCCGTAAAATCCGTGAATACTATCGTCAGCGCCGCGATCGCAGGCGCATTCTGCGCGCCGTACGCCGTGCGGACAAGCTCCACGAACAGACACGTCAACGATGCTACGTCTTCAATATTGGCGGTAGACTCGTGGTCATGTCGACATCCGACATCAAGGAGATGCGCCGCCATCGCGTGCTACGCCCAGGCGTGAAGAGCGCGGACATCAAACGCAAGGCCATTTACCGAACAGCTCTGTAATATGTACATCCAGGAAACAGATTTTCTCAATTTCATCGCCAAAGACGATTTCGATGCGGCCCTTGCAGAAGGATTCACCGACATGGAAGCGCTGACACGCACGGCGTGTTCGACCATACGCGGGTATTTGTACCAGCGTTATCGTATAGCTGCGGAATTCAAGAAGACAGGCGTTGATCGCAACGAACATCTGGTGATGGTCGCCTGCGATATTGCGCTCTATCTGCTCTTTTCGTCGCTGCCCGGAAGGCTCACCGAAGAAGACATTCGCTACATCCGCTATCAGGCAGCCATACGCTGGCTCGAACAATGCGCGACGGGACGTATCGGGGCTGGAATTCCGTCGCTCTCGGATCCTGATGTGGCAGGCACGGATCCCGAGCAGAATCCCGAATACTACACATCGATACGCTTTGAGAGCGCGCCCAAGTTGATCAACGAATATTGACATGAAGATTCCAAACTTTTTTCGCCGGAACAGGCCATCCGGCCTTGAGGCCGTTGTCAAAGAGATTCGGAAACGCAACAGGGCGCTCATCGAGATCGATGAGCAGACCCGGGCGTTTTACCGATTGGACATTGGAAAGTGGCGCCGAGCCCATGAGGCGGCCGTGGATGTCGATAATCCCCGGCGTGCCGATCTTTACAACGTATATGCCGACGTGGTGCTCAATACCCACGTCGAAGGGTGTATGCGCCAGATCGAGACGGCCGTGATGCAGCGGCGCTATTACATCCGTTCAGCAAAGACTTCGAAGGAGATCCCCGAAAAAACCCTGATGCTGAACTGCCCCTGGTTCCGGGACCTCATACATCATACGCTCGACGCTGAAGCGTGGGGGAACTCTCTGATCGAGCTGGGCAACATCGTCCAGCAGAGGGGACGCATAACGCTCGACGCGGTGCACCTGATTCCCCGGGAAAACGTCGTGCCCGAGCGCGGACTTATCTTGCGCAACGTCAATGACGACCTATCCCAGGGCGTAGACTATCGTAATGATGAATCCCTGAACCGTTATCTCATTGATGTCAACGCCGACGAACCTCTCGGATTTCTGCTCAAGGTCGCGCCCGAGGCCATTTCAATCAAAAACATGTCAGGGTTTTGGGACTCCTTCGGTGAACTTTTCGGAATCCCGGTACGCTGGGCGACAACCACCTCGGATGATCCCGGAGATAAAGCCACGATCATGACGGCGCTCAGGCAGATGGGCGCTGCGGCTTTCGGGCTCTTCCCGCAAGGCACGGAGATCAAATTTCTTGAAACGCAGCGAGGTGATGCCTTCCAGGTCTTTGATCAGCGCATAGCGCGTGCCCAAAGCAATATTTCGAAGGCCATACTCACCGAAACGATGACTCTTGAGGATGGCTCCTCGTTATCCCAGGCCGAAGTACACCTCGACATCTTCAACCGCGTGGTAAAATCACGCATGGAAATGGTCGCCAACGTTGTGAACTGGCAGCTTCTGCCCCGGCTACAGGCAATGGGACTCCCTTACAGCGACGACGACGAGTTCGCCTGGGATGAAGCCGTGAACTATACTCCCGAGCAGCAGCTGGCCATCGAGCAGATGCTGATCAATGCCTTCGACATCGATCCGAAATACTTTGCCGAGAAGTACAACGTCACAATACTCGGAGCCAAACGGTCGCCGCTGATACCCGGCATTGCGGAGCTCAAAAAAAAAAGCCCGGACATAGCCGAACTGGATCGGGTGTATGGGCTGAAGATACCGCCCGGAGACATGTAGCCTTGCAGACTCTGCGGCGTCTGTTCGCAGGCGAGGAGGTCGAATTCGATGACGACAGCCTGACGTTCACTCACGAGGAGTTGCGTGAAGCCATGCTGCGGGGATTCGGCAGGGAGACCGCTGAATATGATACCCCCGACTTCCGCATGGCCGAGCATCTGCGGCGCAACGCTTACCAGTTCTCTGTAGCCAAGAATCACCAGCAGATGCGAGTCCTTACTGACGCCCTGGTCAATGAGGACGGTTCCGTGCGCAGCTTTTCAGAGTTCCAAACCGAAGCGGCGAAGATCGACAGCCGCTACAACGTCGACTATCTCCGTACCGAATATGACACGGCTGTCGGGTCGGCAGAGACAGCCTCCGAGTGGGCATCGCTCGAAGAGGCCGGGGGAAACCCCATGCTGCGCTACGTAACGGCAGGGGACAGCCGCGTGCGTGACTCGCATCGGGCACTCGACGGACTTCAGCGTCCGATGAACGACCCCATATGGAACTCGATATATCCGCCTAACGGATGGAACTGCCGCTGCACAGTGCTTACGGTGTCAGGAGCACCAACGCCACAGAAACTCGTGCGCATGCCCAAGGACATCCCGCCGATGTTCCGCACGAACCTGGCGAAAAACGGCCTCCTGTTCCCCAGGAACCATCCTTATTTCAAGGGCATTTCCAGCCGGGAGTTCGGACGCGCACTCGAACACACGCCCGTTGCCGACACCTATTTCGACGTTCGGACTCCCGGAGGGTACGACATCGAAGTAAGCTGTCTGCACAACGACCATGAACAGCCCCAGAATGTCGCCGTAACGGACCGCCTGCTGCGCAACAAAGTGTTCAGCAAGGCAACGCTTCTCCCAGACATTTACAAAGATGATACAGCCGTAAAACGGATGTTCTATCCCAAGGGAGAACTACCGCCCGATCCGCGGAAAAACGCCGACGCCATATTCGACGGACATGCATGGGAGATCAAGAGAACCGTGCCCAACAATATGGTCCGCAACATCAACAAGGCAGCACAGCAGGCGAGGCGCGTCGTCGTGGAACTGACCGAATTGGGAAATAACCAGACATACCGCGTTCGGCAGCGGGCCGCGGCGGCCAAAGAGGAAAACAAACTGACGGAACTGATCGTGATGTTTCCGGACGGGACGGTCGAGAGGTTCTGAAAAAACAGAAGCTCCTCGAAAGGAGCTTCTTTGGGTGGCCCGGCTACGCAGGCCGGACTTGCGGCAGAAACTGCCGCCATCACAAAAGTAGTAACAAAAAGACAATTTGCAAGCGATATGCCGGAAAAAATAACCATAAATGGATTCACATACGACTGGCATCTGCTCAAAGAGCGATTCGATACCGTACGCACGCGACTGCCCCGCGAGATGGCCGTCGTGGCCCGCAACTACTTCGTAGACTCATTCCGACGGCAGGGATGGTACGAAGGCCGCACCCTGAACAGGTGGAAGCCCCGCAAGGGATTCAAGGATCGGGGACGCGCCATACTCGTCAAGAGCGGGCGTCTGCGCAGATCCATACGTATACGCCGCGCCGAGTTCTCCGACATACGCATCGCCACGGATGCACCATACGCCGCGGCCCACAATTTCGGGTTCAAGGGAATTGTGCATGTCCGACAGCACACCCGACGCCGCTATGCCTTCACCCGTGAGAAGTATACCACGCGCAGCGGAAAATCCCGCAGCCGCATCAAACGCATCGAGGCCGGAAGCTACTCCGTGCGAAGTCATACCCGGCGCATGAATCTCCCGCAGCGGCAGTTCATGGGAGATACCGAACTGCTCAATAAGAAACTATTGGCACTCGCAAACCGTGCCGTAGATTCGATATTCCGATAATTCAACGCCATTTAATCATGGATAAGACAGCATTTAAAAGCATTCGTGCAAGGCTATATGCCGACATCGCCTGCCACCTGATGACCTCCGGGCTGGTCAAATACGTGGACCTCTACAACAACCAGTTCGCCCATCTCGAAGAGGAGAAGATCATGCAGTTCCCGTGCGCCCTGGTCGAATTCCGGGAAATAGCTTGGCGACAGCTCGGACGCCACGCACAGCGCGGCGATCTGCTCCTCGACATCCACGTCGCCACGAAGGCCGCGGGAAAGACCTCTGCCGTGGGGCGCACGCTGACTCCCGCCATCGAGTATTTCGAACTCCTCGACGCCTTGCATGTGGCCATGCGCGACCTGCGACTCGACTACGCCGGAACGTTCTCGCGCGTGGGGTCCGCGACGGACCACGACCACGACAGCCTGCTCGTGAACGTCGAAACTTACCGCGTGGGCATCACAGATCTGGCGGCCGTGCCCGAGACCCGTCTGGCATCCGTAGGCATCGAGATCGGAGAGGTGACAGCAAATACAGGCAAACCGATTACTGTAAATTTCGGGCACCCCGCGGTGCTGCCATAAAGAACAAGAGCCGATCCAACGAGGGTCGGCTCTTGTCGTAATGATATTCGTTTATCGGTCTGTTTCTTCATTTCCTCTTTTGTTTTAGCTCCGCAACGCGGCGGAGAATATAGATTCTTTGTTTTGTGCGGATATATTTGTTGGCTTGTGTATAGCTCCACCCAAGCGACAATGCAAACTCGCGCAAAAACATAGGTGAATAGTGCATACGAGCCTCTTCCCGCAGTCGTTTCAGTAGGCGTGTTTTCATTTCAATTCAAATTGCATTTGTTTATTGCGAAAACCTGCTCCCATACAAGCCAAACCGATGTCATTGTTCGAGAATGTCGTTATTGGATTCACCGTGCAAGGGAGCGACTGAAATAGGCACCAATCCCCATCGCAATGTTCACAATTAAGACAATGTTCCTCGGGGGTGCTCCACCACTCGACACTTTCGGAATAACCGCTATCGCAACTCAACTTTTTCCATGCTTCCCAGCGTTCACGGCATAATTTATCCGACATATCGGCTTTATGCTCTCCGAACAATTCGGCCCATTGAATACCTAATGTTACCGGTTTCATCGTTTAATCAACTTTGCATGTAAACCATCAATCTCATACTCCCGGTAGCATTTATCGCAGATGATTGGCCCATCCTCATAAACCGGGCATTCCAAATCTTCCCAAACGTCAGTATAATTAATGCCCCTCGCCTGAATATCATTTCCGCAAATGCACCTGAACTCACAGACGACTTTATACTTAATATCTTCCACATGAATGTATACATCCAACCGGCCATCATTGGCATCCTTTTCCCGTTGTGTACGTTCGCGCTCGATCTTCTGCAAAAGCGCGATTTGTTTGGGATTGCCGATTTCAGGTTTTATATCCCCGAGCATAAACTTGCCATCCACGAGACGCAACGGCTGCTCAATGCTTGTTACCTGATCTTTCATAATTTTCGTACTTATTTATCGTTTCGAAAATATGCAATGCCACCTGCGGTACTATGGCGTTGCCGCATGCTTTGATGGATTCTCTGCACCACGCAGGAAAGGAGAGATCAGCCAGCTCGCCGGGAAACCCATCATTTCGATCACATACCGGGGATTCAGTCGGGAAGTCGTCCCAGCCTGGTATTCGTCGCTTTGCATTACCATTCTGGGCAATCCGCTCTTGCATTTGACTTGGCTGGCCGGGAGACTGGAATTCGTGGCATCGTTGGCCGTAGGCATCGGCAACAGTCCTATTCGAGCCGCCAGTGCTATTGTCGGTCGGTCGGCAGCTCCCGGAGACAGACTCCGGTTGATACGCCCCGATCCGGCATCTATTGCAGTCGGCGTCGGCAGCAACTCCAACGGCATGAACACCGTCTTGCCCTTCTCGCATTGTTTCAATCCCGGCGTCTGTACGGTGGGCAACAAACCAGCATCTGTCCCGTCGGTGAGGAGCGCCGACACCGCAAGCCGGTATAATGTACGGCCGCACTTCGTATCCTGCCGCTTCCAGGTCAGAACACACCTTGTCGAAGACCATTCCTTCCGACCAATTAACAATTCCGAAAACGTTCTCGCCCACTACCCAACGGGGTCGAACAGCCCGAATAACCCGCAGCATTTCCGGCCAGAGGTAGCGGTCGTCCTCCGTGCCCTTGCGCTTGCCCGCGAGGCTGAACGGCTGGCAGGGAAATCCGCCGGTGAGCACGTCGATACGGTCTCGCCAAATGGTAAAGTCTGTTGTTCGTATGTCTCCATATTGTTCTGCATCGGGAAAATGGTATTTCAGTACTTTGCGACAAAAAGGGTCTATCTCGCAGTTGAAGGCGTTCGTCCATCCCGCCCACTCGGCGGCCAGGTCAAAACCGCCGATGCCGCTGAAAAGGGAGGCGTGGGTCATGGTCAGAATAATTTTAGTTGTGCTTGATGCCATTGCAACCGCCGACGTGCTGTTGTGTAATATTCGGGGTCTTTTTCTATGATCGTCATCTCGAAGCCCATATCGTGAGCTGCGATTGCACTACTCATGCTACCGCCGTGCGTATCGAGAATCCTATCACCCGGCTTGGCATAGTTCGCAAGCAGCCATTTGTAGAGTACGACAGGTTTTTGAGTAGGATGTATTCGAACCCCGTTAAGCGCTTTATTGCCCTGCTGAATACGACCTTCTGAAGCCGACTTTCCTTGACACATACCGTTCCACATAAACGAGAACATACGAACTGTATCAATCATACTGCAGTAAGCAATTTCACAATCCGAGAAAGAACTCCGACCATTCACTTTGTCCCAGACGATACGCCCCGACCCAAACGGGAATTGGTAATAATTGCAACCCCAAATGATTTGGTGTTTTGATACGCGCATTAATTCTTCAAAGTAGTCGTTTCCAGGAACCGTCCAATGCTTCGCCTTATAGAAAGGACGCTTAACCCCCTTTGATGATTTGGATGTCCCATAATAGCCGAGCTTATTAGGGCCATCAAAATACAGTGGATCTACAATCGCCAGATCGAACTGCTTGTCCGGAAGCTCCCGCAGGATGTCCATACAGTCCGCGTTATACAACGTGATATTGCCAAATTGTTCCTTCATGACTTTCTCTATTCTGCTTTTACGAATTGCACGGAACGGCCGTCGGATCTATATTCTCGATAACAGGGACCAACGTATGGGACAAGCAATGTTTTTCTAACCGTCTCGCAATATTGTTCAAAAACACATCCCTTGCATCCGAGTCCTTCGACAACCTTGAGCCGAACCAATCCGAAATCAAACTCCTCGCCCACGGCATACTCCCATTTCTCGGGCTTCGGATCCCGGGGCGCTTTCTGCGCATGGCCCTGGGTTTTCAGACAGTCGCTGAAAAGCAAGATCATTGACAGGAACAGATCGACCCAGGTGCATTGAGCAAGCGTCTCGGCGAGTTCTTTTCCGACATCCGCATCGGCCTTGTCCGGGATTTCGTCCACACGGATTTCCATGCCGGATTTCAACAGGTCGTCATATAGAACCTCGTTCGGCGTTATAGATATGATTCTATTTTCTTCATCAATCGCGTAGAGGTACTGTTCTCCGATTCCGGTCAGTCTCCAAAAATTTCTTCCACCCATGGACTCCAAAGCCTCGATAAGTGCCGCTCCATGCTTTTGGGAACCTCGGAAATAGATTTTGCTTTTCATGTTATTCTTTTTTAATTATTAAATAGTTACTGAAATGCTGCGACAGCCCGAACACATTTGGTGTCGAACTTACCGGTGTAGCTTTGGCCGCCGCGGCCGAAGTAGGCGTACCAAGCGCACGTGAGAGCATACTCGGAACTGGACCAATAAAATGTACGGGACAGTTCTGTTTTCCCTTGTTCCCGCAGCAAAGCGTTGATCTCCTCGAAGAACTCGTAGAGGATAGCAAGCTGGGCAAGTGATGGCAGGGAGCCTCCGTTCTTTTCGCACCACTTTTTGCCGTCACGCCAAGGCAGTGAGCGCTCGTCGTAAGAGAGGCAGAATTTTTCGTTGCGGGCCTCGATGTTGAGCCCCTTTTCGGTTGGAGTGATCTTGATTCCGGTCATGGCATAGTATTATAGGATCTTACAGGGCGTGCAAACGAGGTGGCATAGCAGGATTTCGCCGCAATGGTTCCGAATCTCCAGTCGAAGCAGAACGCCATATCCCCGCGCATGCGGTTCGAGCATACGGGAGCTTTCTCACAGGTCCAAGTCATCCCGGTTGCGATCCGGTGGCCTCCGACAAGCAATAGGGCCTCTTCGAGATCTTGGGCCAGGGCGTCGTGCATCATCATCGCTTCATAGCGTGTCGGGCACCGGAATTCGCCGCCGGCCTGTTCCACAGCACGCTGCGCACGTAAGAACGTGCAGGAACACACGAAATCGCGTTTGTAGATTTCAAGGGCGCCTGTAGATGTAATGAGCACCACCGACTGGGCTTCGGTCGGGTTCCCCTGCATTTTCCACGCCTCCAGGGAGCAGAGGTTATTGTTTGAATCCGGGATATAGATTCCTGTTTTAATCTTGTCTGTCATTGTTTTTTGCATTTTTAATTTCATCGATGCGTCCTTGCACTCTCTGCACGGACATATAACTGTCGAATGTCGATTTTGACATCATAAAACGCGGATAGATCACGTTACGGTAGGTCCAGCTCTGGGTGTGTCCTTTCTTTGTGTACTCTTTCACGAGGCGTTGGACTTCCTGCACGCGCAGTAGATAGATCAATGAACTGTTTGTCATGTCAGGATGGTTTTACAGAAGTTATGCGGGGCGGCAATGGAACAGGCCCGGCGATGAATCCGCTGCGGTTATGCACGGCGCATAGTTTGCGCCGCAAAGCCTGCAACTCACCGATAGACAGTTCCCGAAACCGTTTGCCGGCAATGCGGGGCTGGGATACATAGGCGTCAACCCGTGCGAAATAGCCCGCGGCAGGTTCCCCGGCCTGCTGCGACAGTCCCATAGCTGTGAGTTTGGCAAGGACGGCGCTGCGATGGTGACGCAGGGATTCCTGTACGCGGAAGCGGAGCAATTCATGCACTTGTAGCAATGCCCGGTCACTCAAGTCGCGCAGCCGTGCGACGCCATACGGCTCAAGGAGGTCCTCCTTGTGGTCCCGGGCGTCGAGTTGACCGAGCATCGTATAGATCCGTTTATAGTAGGGTGCGCGATCCATGGCTTACAGGCCCGGAGCCTCCTCTTTTTTGGGTTCTACATAGAAGGTCTCATCCTGAACACATTCGATACCGCAGTCATGCATCAGAGATTGTACCTTCTCATCGTTGCGGTCGGCGATGAACTTGTCCTTGGCGACTGTAACCGCCGTATTCAAATATTCTTTACCTTGGCGCATGAGCAAGTCGATGACCGCAGCCCACTTATAACCTTTGCGGGTCACGAGTTTCGGCATGCCGATCCTGAATCCGAGCGTGCCATGCACCGTATCGAGGCTCTTTTTCTTTTGGAAAAGATCTTCGCGGTGCTCCGAGGCAAAGACGTTCAGAATCTCGAAACTGCGATCCTTGGTTTGCTGGAGTTCGGCCAATTCGTCAGCGAACTTCTCGCGGATCTTCGTAAACTGAACGTCCATGTCCGCCTGGATCTTCTGAATGCGGGCGTCGGCCGTGGCGTATTCGCCGAACGCGTCCTCCATGGCTTCACGGGTGATGCCGGAGATGATTGTTTTTTTCTGTCGTGCCATATTTAATATAAATTTAAGTGTGGTTATAACTCCATTGCAGCGAGTTTGTCAGGCCATATCGTCCACGGCTCACCGCCGCCGTAGCGGCTGCCGGCATTGGCGATATAATCCGCGACTAATACCTTGACGCCGGCATCATACTTGATGGACTGCGCGGTCGTTCCCCGGGGATCCCGGCCGTCGGCGTGACTGGTGATGATGAATGTCGTGGATTCATGCGCCGCTCGCAGTTCTTTATATTGTGCATACGACAACCCTGAATACTGAAGCGAATCGATAACCACGACCACCGGAGCATTTCGCTCGGAAAGGGCAGCGTCGAGATCTTCCATACTCATGGCCGACGGAGCTATGATTATTTTACGGGCTTCCTCAATACGTACCCGTTTCATTGCCATGACAAATGAAAGGCTCGGTCCCTCCTCCAGCGGCATATAAAGCGTACGGTGTCCTCCCATGGCAAAGGCCTTGGCCATTTGCAGGGCGTAGGAGGTCTTTCCGTTACGGCTCTCGCCCCAGATCAGAATTGTGGCGCCTAACTCCACGGTCCCCAGATGTTCGACCCATTCGGGTGCGATATTTGCCGTGCGAAACTTCCTGGAATAAAGCTCCGAGACGCTCAAATACTTCCGGGTCTTCATACCGCCTGCTGCATATTATCGTAAACCATGCGGGGATTGGCCTGCGATGCGCGGATCAGCTTCGCAGCGTCGACATGAGGACCGGCATTCAGCTTCACGATCTGCAGGCAGTCCTTGTATAGATAGCTGCGTGCTTCGACATCCTCCTCCGGCGTCGCTTGGTTGTATTGGCCCCCGAAGCGGCTGAACAACTCTACGAACCCGACAATGCCGTTCTTGATGGCCGAGTCGATGCGTGTGCGCAGCCCGTCGGCTCCGATGGCGAACCAGGCGCAGCGGTATTGCGTGGCATTCCACAGCGCCTTCACCTCAAGGATCGTATCGCGCTTCAGATCGCCCATCTCGTCGAGGATCACCAGCGGCTTCTCGAAAGCCGTATTCAGAGCATAGACCACAGCGTCGTAGAGTTCGTCGTAAGTCTTGATCACATCGATACCCAACTGCCGGGCGATGGCGCGCAGCAGTTTGCGCCGTGTCTTGCACTGGGAGCAGTCTATGTAGACCACATTGCGGTTCGTGCGCTTGTAGATCTTCGCTGCGAAGGTCTTGCCGATACCGGCCCGGTCGACGAGGATCGCGCACAGGCTGTTGCGCTGGCAGGCGCACAACTGCTGGGTCACATATTCGTAAACCTGCGTGTGCGCAGCCTTCCAGGGGCGCGACTCGCTGATCCCGAACGTATAGGCGAGATGCTCCCATTTCTGGGCGCTGATGACGCCCTCGATGTCGCCCTTCAGCAGGCGCGACAGCTGGGCAGGATTGATGTTCAGCGATACGGCGTACTGCTTGTCGCTGCCGCCAAAAAGCTGGCGCTGCTCACGCAAGGCCGCGAGTACACGTTCTTTAGAGTGCTGTTCCATAATTGCTTATTTTTGAAAGGTTGTTGATCGCTTTTTGACGCGCGGCCTCAAGATCGGATTCCGGGTCGAATACGGCCTCCGGCATCTCCTCGGCGATGTCCCTGATTTCGACTTCGACCGGGTCGACCTCTTCCATGGCCTGCATCTCCTCGTGACGGATGATGCCCACGCGGCCGATCTTCGAGAGACGCTCGCGGACATCCCCGTCGAACTCGCTCATGTATCCCAGCTGGCGGTTCATAATCTCGACGTCCTCCGCTGTCTGCTCCACGCGCGCGGCGTTGAACTGTCCCTTCGGACCGCACGTGCACAGGAAATTCCCGCCCTGATACAGATACACTTCGTTCACCGTACCGTCCTCCTCGGGCAGCATGTAGGCCTCGACCTTATAGTTGTTGGATTCCACGCGCTCCATGACTTTCGGAGTCGGAAGCATGAAGGACTTCCCGGCAACCACGACGTACTGGTTGTTGCGGATGGACGTGACGGTGCGGTCGCCGATGCAGCGCGCGATGAGCGCCGGGGAGGGCATCGGAAGCTCACGGTTGTAGCACTCCGTCAACACCTCCCAGCGCGAGCGGCCCGCGTAGGTTTTCTTGTTCGAATGTAATTCGTAATTGTATTGCAGGACATCGAAACGGTCCTCTGCGACGATCTTGTCGTATTCGCCGCGCTTTTCGAGCAGCTCGTCGTTCTCGCTGTCGCGCTGACGCTTGGTAAGGTAGGCCTCCGAACGTGCCCACCAGCGGCCGATGTTCGGGTGGTTTCGCCGCTCGACGGTGTATTTCTTCACGCCGTGCAGACGCTCGGCGATCTTCTGCCGGGCATTGCCCGGACGGCACCATTGAACGAAGGGAAACATCACCTCCAGTTCGTCGCGGAAGTCGCTAGCGATATGGTGCTCAAGCTCGATCTCGGCTGGCATCGGAAGACCGGCGCGATAGATGTTGCGGAACATGTCGCGCAGACATTCAAGGAACAGAGCGTCGTCCTTGCGGCGCGAGTAGGCGGCGCCCACCACGGCTCCCGAGTGAATGTCGTATACGTAGTACGCCTTCACCCGGTTGCCGTTCTTGTCCAGCGTCGGGAGATCGCGGTCGTCGGCCGTGAGCTTCGACAGCGAGAACTTCGCCTGGTAACGGCTCACGTGCGGACGGTGCACCCGGTCGTAGTAGAGCGAGTCGTTGCGCCGCTTGTCCACGGCCGCACGGTTATGCGGCATGTTCAGGTAACGCCGGACTGTCGCCGGAGACAGCTCCATCGGAGCGCCGTTCTTGAGGAATTCGTTCCGGTCGTACAGTTCGCCGCTCTCCTTGTCGTAGATCTCCACCGTCCCGCGCATGAACAGCCGGTACATGTCCCAGACTTCACAGCCGAAAGGCTTGTTCGGAAGCGTGTAGATCGCGCACAGAAGACGTTCGATGCGGTCCGTCACGATGCGTTTGTTGTCGTTGCCGAAGCCTTTGTGTACAAGCGACAGATAGCCCTCCTTCTCGTACTCTTCGTAACGGGCACGCAGCTTCGCGGGGAAAACCGGCAGCGTGTGGTTCCACTCCCGGCGGAACTCCTGGTCGGAGATCGCCGCGGAGATCGCCTCCCACAGCTCCTTCTTTGTCGTGCGCTTGCCCACGAAACCCCGGGCTTTCAGCTTGGCTGCAATGTAGTCCTTGATTCCGTTCAGCACCGAGGCATTCGTCGTGTACTTGGCGACGGCACCGGCATCCGCCGAAAGCAGAAGGTCGCCCGTGGGAAGAACGACAGCGCTGTAATAGGCATAGGCGTCGGGATCGTGATGGACGAAATCGATGAGTTTGGCCTTGACCGGCTGCCTGGTGGGATCGCCGTGAATCAGTTCCCAGGCTTTACGGATAGAAAGCGGAAGAGAGGCATATTCATAAAGAGCCGGTGTACCGCGGGAAGCGCGACGGAGTCGGTTGATCTTTCCGCCCGCCACCAAATTTGTTAAGTAGCTTAAACTGATGCATTTCCCACCCCCCCCGAAAATTCGGTGGGATCGGTCAGTTCAGCGCCGCTTATACACAATATGCCTTGGTAAACTTCCATTTTTATGAATTTGCCCCGTCCGGGGATTCGAACCCCGCCTCGGAACCCGAGGAACACCGACTGTCGACGGGCGGCGTATTGACGCCGAAAATCGCTATATTTGTATCGTCAAACTACAAATCTTGCGACCATGATAGTTATCATTGAATTGCTGAATCACGAGGGACGCAGAGACCCCCGGCTCAAAGAGCGCGTCGAACGCCTCGGATTATTTTGCAGAAGCATGAAAATTACCCTGCACGCCCACCCGAATCCGCATTTCGCCGCCGACATGTTCTATGTCAACCTGCCGGCGTCCGCCAAAAGAGCGACGTACATCATCAGCGCATTTCATACATACGCTGCGATAGTCGGAAACCTTTACGTCGGGGTCAAGGATGGGATAGGCGATTAATTCGCCGTTGCTGTTTTCGTGAAGCCTGAAAGACTGAAACCATCTGCCTGTCGGAGTTTTCATCGTATTGTCTTTTATAGTTTGAGTTATGGTTGCCGAATACATTTCTGCGGCCACGACCGATCCGGATTTTAAAAATTTGGCTTTTTCGGAGATTCAGCAATTCTCTTGCCACATGCCCACCGGCTCGAACTTCACGCCAGGCGACATTATCTCGATGTCCGATTTCACGACGTCCATCCAGTCGTCAGCGGTTGAAAGCGTGGCGTGGAGCTCGTCACGGGGCGTTATCAGGGCTACAGAGTAGTGATAGCGAATGTCGATCATATCCGCAATGTCGTAGGCCGTGTAGTCCGACGATGCCATGATCGTAATCATTTCCTGTTTCATGTTGGGTTGTAATTCGTTATTAAAAAAACGTTTTGCAGGCCGCCGGGATTCGAACCCGGAAGCAGCCGTCCGCGATGCGGATCTGCCGGCCCCGCCGGTCTCTTTCCGGCTGTCACATTCAAAAAAAAGCTGATAGCGTTCATCTCGCGAGCCTTTGAGGCGGGAGAAGGATTCGAACCTTCTGCTAACCCAAACTTAAAATGCAATAGATGAAGAACCAAAAGAACGTTGCATGCTCCCATGCTGTTACCCGCCATCCACCGAGCCTCACGGCTGGGAAGTCGCTATTTCGTGATCCGCCGCACCAGTAAAGCCAGCTTGCGGATCGCGGTCCGCCGTGCGCGGTACTGATACCGCCACAGCGCATTCCGAACATACGACCAAACGCTCTTGCGCGTGTAGGTCACGATTACGAATTCTGCCTGTTCCATATTATTTGGTGATTGTGTTTTCGGGATCGACTTCGGTCATCACCTTGCCGCCGCGGACAATAGCCGTGTGGCGAATCTTTTTGGCAAGGTCTGTGTCGGTTTTACCGCGAAGGGCGCGGCGGACGGTAGGCTGGGACACGTTGAACAACTGCCCAAGGTACTTGCATTCGCCACGATCTACTACAATTATTGTCATTTGTTCGCTTTTTTGTTATATTTGCCGCAAGTTTCATCTTGAACGGCAAGGCAAATATAGCAAAAGATTTCGCCAATATGCAAGAGAAAAGCGTAAAAATTTCGCCAATAAAGCAAAGAATTTTGCAATTTGCTGATGGATTACCCATTAGCAAACGGGAATTTTATGCCCGAATTGGTGTATCCAGAGGTACGTTGGAGGCAAAAACAGGCATAACAGAAGATGTGTTGGCGAAATTTATCGCAGAGTTCCCCGAAATATCGCTAAAATGGCTTATTCTTGGGTCTGGCGAAATGTATTGTCAAAATGCTGATGATTTTGGCATTTTGGACAAGAATATACTCGCGTTTATCCAGTCATCACAAACTCAATTGGTGGAACAAGCAGAATTAATAGGTCGTTTGAAAGAACGCCTATCTCGGTACGAAAAGCCATAATTACATATTATAAGTATCGGACAAATACCATTTCGAGAAGTAGATCGAAATGGTATTTTTTATGGTCTTCATGCGCTGGTAGTCAACACAATAACGTTAAATATCAGTATATCAGCAATTTAACATATAAATCACCCTGAATTACCTACATTTGCCCCCCCCTAAACGGCACAAAACCGCCAAAAACAGCCTTATTTTATACATTTGCCCCCTGCAAACAAGGCACTTTTTTACACGGTTTTGTGACACCATTTGTGACACCATTTGTGACACCATTGCAATTTTGCGCGTTTTTAGGCACAAAAAAACGGAGGCGATTTTCCTCCGTTCATGGCTTGTTTAAAGACTGTTTTTCGGCCGTTTTGGCGGCTTTTCCACACCGGATCGACCAGGTTGTCGTAGTGGGCGCACGATGGCCGTAAAAGTGCGGTTTTTGGAACTTGTGAAACGTTGTTTGATACGTTGTGTCAGCCACTTGCGCTGCGCAGAAATCGGCATGAAAAAAGCGGCATTTTGAGCCGCCTCGCCGAATTTCGCCGAACTTTTGGGCCTGAATTCGGAAATCTTCGGTCCATGCCCCGCTGTACTGCCACTTTCGCCTTCCGGAATTCGGTTTCACCTCCGAATAATTCGGCAAAATTCGGTAAAATTCACCTTTTCGTTTTTTCTGTCTATTCGTAACTCTCTGACACACACTATCCGTTATTCTCTACTCTTACCCATTCGTTTTATGAATCACAAATGGCACAGACGGTTTACCGAAAAGGAGATTCGCTACCTTCCGCAGCATCCGTTCATTCCCGGATGGTTGCGGCTGGAACGCGCGCTCGGCGATTTCGGGCTGCAAAGGGAAGACCT